AAAAACTATTGAAATTCATACTCAAAATCATGATGAACCCGTTAAGTACGTAAATGAGGAAGCTAGTGATGAAGAACCTTTGCGATTGTTTCATTGCGAAGATGATAATACATATGCACCTATCACAAAAAAAGATAAAAAACAAAAGATTAACAAGAAATCTACTACACCGCCAAAGAAACGACCAAAATTGTTTGACGTCCATCAGCATCCTGATTTGGAAGTGTTGTGGAAAATTAAAGAAGGTAGTATTGATTTAAACAAGACATTTTCACAAGGTGTATTGGATGTAGATATTAATTGGAATGAAAAGAAGTGGGAAGAAAACTTGGAAAAAGTTAAGGAGTTTATGGATGAAAATGAAAGAAGTCCAAGTATAATTGGTGATAGTAAATATGAAAAATATATTGGTCGTTGGTTTTCAAATCAAAAACAAAATTATAAAAATAAACGATATATTATGAAAGACACTGAAATATATGATGCTTGGACTGAATTTATTAATGATGAAAAATATAAAGAATACTTTTTATCAAATGAGGAACAATGGTATAATAATTTGATACAAGTTAAAAAATTTATTGAGAAAAAAAATAAAAGACCGAATGATAAATGTGGCGAAGGATTTTTAGGAAGATGGTGTACAACTCAATACACAAATTATAAAAAAGAAAAAGGAATTATGAAAGAACCAAAAATCTATAAAGAATGGAATAAATTTATTAATGAACCAAAGTATAAAGAATATTTCTTAAATAATAATGACAAATGGGATTTAACTTTATCTAAAGTTAAAGAATTTATTAATACAAATAAACGAACATTAAGTCAAATATCCACAAATGATAATGAAAAATATTTAGCAGCATGGATAGGAACACAACGTAAAAATTATCCAACAAAAACTAAAATTATGAGCGACGAATCAATATGTGTAAAATGGAGTGAATTTATCAATGATCCATTATATAAAGAATATTTGTTGGATATTTGGCAAAGATGGGATTTAAATTTAGATAAAGTTAAAGATATCATTAAAAATACAGGAATGATGCCAAAAAATAATAAATATTTGCAACATTGGATTAGTGACCAAGAAAAAAATTATAAAAAAGAAAGATATATTATGAAAGAACCAACTTATCGTAAAAAATGGGAACATTTTAAAAATGATCTCAAATATAAACCAATTTATGATAGAAACGTAAATATAACTATTGAATATTGGAATGAAAAATTTACTAAATTTAAAGAATATATTAATAAAAATAATAAAATTCCAATCAGAAGTTCTAATATAAAAGAAGAACAAATTTTAGTTAAATGGTTAGATCATCAAAAAGAAAATTATAAATATAAAAATGGAGCAATGAAACTTCAATGTTTATACAATATATGGACTGAATTTATAAATGATGATAAATATAAAAACTTAGATAATTTATTAAGTTTAGAAGAATTATGGAAAAAAAAATTACAACTATTATATAATTTTATTGATAATTCAAATACACTTCCACAACAACGATCAAAAATACCAGAAGAGAAAGTATTAGGTAGATGGTTAGTTCAACAAAAAATTAAATATAAAAATCAAACAGACATTATGAATCAAAAAGAAATTTATGATAAATGGACTGAATTTATTAATTACCCTAAGTATAAAGAATATTTTATGAGCAATAAAGATAAATGGTTTGAGTATTTAAAAAATGTAAAGGAGTTTATGGATGAAAATGAAAAAAGACCTATTCAAAAAGCAACATATAAGGAAGAACGTGTTTTAGGTTCATGGATAGGAAATCAACAACAAAATTATAAAAAAGAAAATTATGATTATAAAAAAGAATGGTCTGAATTCATTAATGACCCAAAATATAGTAAATACTTTGATACTACAAAACCAAAACCAAAAAAAGACATGTCCAAACCTGAAATAAAATCTAAAAAAACAGACAAAGAAATAAAAGAAGAAAGACAAAAACAAGCTAAAGCTAACATTTCAGTTCTACATCAAAAATATAAAACAATGACTTCACAAAATCTGAATACATTTTTCAAAGAAAATCCAGAGAAATGGAAAGAGTATCACAAAATTTCACAAGAAAACGAAGAATCATTTCTAGAAGAAGAAATCCCAAGAAACAAAATGATAAAGTATCTAGAAGATTTACCTGGAAAAAAGAAAAAGGTAGTTGCTGATTTAGGATGTGGATTTGCCGAGATTAATCAATATTTTAAAGATAATCCTAGATTTGAATTTCATAATTTTGATCATCATTCGTCAAGTGAATTCGTTGTATCAAGAGACATAAAAAATACAGAATTAGATGATTACTCGGTTGATGTTGCTATCTTATCGTTAGCCATGTGGGGTAGTAATTGTAAAAAAGATTATTTAGAGGAAGCACACCGCATTCTAGATACAGGTGGAACACTTTTAATCGCAGAACCAACAAACCGATGGAATAAAGAATTAGACGAAGAAGGAAATCATATAAATAGATTAGTAAACTTGTTAGAAGAAAACAACTTTACTATAATAAAAAAAGATGAACAAAGGTTTATGTTTATCGAGTGTAGAAAAAACTAATTTATAATCATTAATAAATATAAATCCTTAATTAAAATAGGTGTTGAGATATTTATAATTTTTTTTCTAATATTTAAAGATATATTTTTATTACATTATAAATGCCGGGAAGATGGCACAATAAGATGGAAAATTACTTTCCAAAGGATATACAAGAAATAAAATTTTACTGTTCATCTAAAGTATCAAATACCTGTAGAAGAGCAGATATTGTTTTAAGTGATAATAGAACTTGTGAAATTCAACACTCATATATTTCAGAAAATGAAATAGTTAATAGATTCAATGATTGGAATAAATTTGGTAAAGAAATTATATGGATAATTGATGGAAATGAAGGTGTAGAACTAGAAAAATTGTCTAATGGAAATTATTTGTTGATATTTAAAAAAATATGGAAATACAAATCATTTAAAAAAACATACAATTTCATATTAATTGAAATTAATGATCTTATTTTTAAAATAGAACTTAATAAAATTAAAAGCAACATGATTGAATTAAGAGAACCAAAAACCATACAAGAAACTATTAATTTTTTAAAAAAAAAACCAGATAAAATATGGGATTTTTGGAGTGATGAAAATGTTGTTAAATCTGTTTTATGCGTTCAACAACAAGGAGCGGGTAATGGTAAAACATATGGTATATGGAAATCTATTACAGAAAATATTGATAGAAAAACCTATATTATGGTGACTAAACAACATTCTGCTAAAAATGTAATTTATGAAGAATTAAAAGATCAAAAAAAACGCTTTGAAAATGGTGAAGAAACATATCATATTGAAAATATGACTAATAGTATAGAAGAAAATACTGATAAACATTATGTCATCAAATATACACATAAACAATCTAAAAGAGAATGTATAGTTATTATTGGAACAATAGATTCTTTTTGTTTTAATTTATCTAATTCAAATGAGCGATGCTCTAATTTTTTTAAAGGTATAGTTGATAATATTAAAATTAATGGTGCTAATAAGATTAAAAATGGATATATGAAATTTGGAGGACAAAGTTTTCAATTAAGCAAAGAATCAGAAATATGGATTGATGAAGTCCAAGATTTACCTGAAAATTATTTATATGCTATGATTAAATTAATTTATGAAACATCATGTTATATTAATGTTGTTGGAGATAAACTACAATCATTGGAATATAAAAGTAATTTTTTGACAAATATTGTGGAAGAAGGACTTCCAAATATTGATATTATTAAAGAACAACCTTTAAATAACAATAGACGGATTAAGGTAACTAATATGGGTAACAAAATCAACGAACTTATTAATTTTGAGGCATATAACTTACCAAGTATAGAATGTGATAAAGTTATTCCAAAGCAAAATAATGAGACACCAATTAAAATTTTTGATTCTCCTATAATTTATGCGAATGATACAAATGATAATAAAATTGATACATTTTGCGATATAATAATGGAAAAATATAAAAGTGAAGTTGAAACTAATAATTATTTACCAAATGATTTTTTAATTATATTTCCAATTATGAAAGGAAATGTAACATCATCAGAATTACAAACTAAAATACAAAAATATTGGACAGATAAATATGATTCTAAATACATACAATATGTATATCTACATAAACATACAGCTGGAACAGTAATTAATACAAATGATTCTGTAAATGCCACTAGAATAATGTCTATAAGATCATCTAAAGGTGACGGACGGAAAGTTGTGTTTATTTTAGATGTAACTGAAGAATCACTAAAAATAATTAGCAATAAAGAATTAGGATTAGTTTATGAATCACATTTACATGTTGCACTAACAAGAGCAAAAAATCAAATATATTTTGGATTAAGAAAAAATAATGATGATATACATCGGAGATTTGCGGATTTAGGTTATGTTGAATATTTACCTGATATCAACAAAAAAATTTATTTAGAAAAAATTATTGATCTAATAAATAAAGATAATTTAATTGAATTACTAAGTAATAATAATATTAACTTTAATAGTATTATTGAAGAAGAATCAAAAATAAAGTTACGTGAAACCGTTGATTGGGGGTATCACTGTATTAAATACCAAACATATTATTGTAATGTAATTTTAAATATAATAAATAATAGACAACATAATTTATCAAAAAAGAATTCCCAGTTATTTGTTAAATTAAGAATTTTATCACAATACTCAATACGAAATTTAAATGTTAAAGAGTATTATAAATTCTTATCCCAGTATCAATATAAAAATATGCCTGAATTTCCATTATGTAAAATATCAGATAAACATGAATGGAACACATATCATAGTATAATTTATAAAACAATAAAAAAGATACAGAATCATATTAAAATGAATAATATTCATGAATTAAATGTATATGAATCTATTATTTTAACTTATATGATTCATATAGAAACGAGTCAAAAATATGCAGATATGACTCCTATGGATATTTATAATATTACAGATTATTTTCAAAAAAATTCAAACAAAGAGCAAGACTTACTAAACAATATTTCTAATGTTAGATCTATTATTAATTGTAGTGGGATAAAAGATCATAAAAATATTAATTGGAATATATTTAAAAAAGTTGAGTTAAATAGTAATTATAATTATTTTAAAATTAATAAATTACAATTTCCAATTATTGGAAACAATCAAAAAGAAATTATTCATATAGTGTTAAAATGTAATATTAATAAACTAAATTTTTGGGATACAATGATTGAAATATTACTGGAACGATTTTTAATTTATAATCCCAAATCAGAGGAAGATAAAGACAAATTTAAAGATAAAAAAATTAATACATATCTATTTTTATTAGATAAGAATAGTTTTATTAAAATTGATTGGAATTGGGATAAAGAATTAAGTTCAGAGATTAAACAAGAGTTAAATTATACATTAGAGAAATTATATCAAAATAATCATAATGATATTTATAAGTATTTTAATTTTATAAAAAATTCAGATTCAAATATATGGAGAAATAACCCAGATAAAATTATTGATAATATGATAGATAAATTTAATAATATGAATAAATGTCCCGATTATATTATAAAATTTTTTGAAGATATAAATACTAAAATTGAAGAAGAAGAAAATTATGATTATGTAGTTGATTTTGATAGTTTTAATAAAAAAATAAATAAAAAATTAAAAATATATCTAAACAAATACTTATTATAAAAGAAACTTATATTTAGTTTATCTATTATTTAATAGTATTAATTCACATTCTTTTTTTTGGGAATCCAATAGTATTTTGTTCCGCTCATCAAATAATTCTTGGAATTTTTTGAATAAATTAAAGTTTTTTTCGCTGCTATTACATATATTTGAATAGTGTGTATCCATTATAAAATACTTTCCATCTATTAAATCGTTCATTGTATCGGTTTTATCCTTATAAATCCATTTATCACCGCTAAATATTTTTAACTTATTAT